AAGCGATGTCAAACCCCACGCCGTTAACACATATCCTCCCTTGGTAAGCAATAACCCCTCCAACAGGGACAGAATAACCAATATGATGATCGGCCATAAGGGCACCGTAAACCGCACCATGTTTCATAGCCTCCTTCATTTGGTCTACCGCTTCCGGTAGAGGTTCACCCCAGACTCTCAAATCGTCAATTCTTTGCATGTTGAACCTCGAAGCTTTCGATCATGTCTAGTTTCTTAATGATTTCTAGTATATCCCATCCTTCTCCGGAAGGATTAGGAGTCCAAGTCTTATTTATCATGGGCATTTTGTATAAGAATTGTAAGCAATAAGTCTCATTGATTGTTTTGTTGCTGTCTTCTTTTTGATTAAATGATTTTCTTATAACCTGTTTATTTCCGGATGGAAATTTAATGCGCGCTGTTAAGTGCCACACTCCTTTCTCATCTGTCCATATTATAGCCATCATTCCGGCTACATAACTTTTAGGAGTAGGAAAGGGAGAATTCATTTCTTTATCAACTGCCGCGTTATCCATTTCCCCGAAAAACACCCCTTTGTATTTCCAGTCTTGTCTACTTAAATCAAATATTACTCCGTCATCGCTCATAAAATCCCTCGTATTGGCTTGTTTACCGGTTTATATCTTTCATTTACATAGCTGCAGTTAATCATTTTGCACTCTAGTTCTCTGACTGCTAAATCCTCTCCATAAGCTTCATGTATGTGTCCCCATAACCAAAGCTTCGGAACCTTTTTTCTTAACCCCATTTCCGCTGCTAAAGTCTTGCTTCCCACGTGAAATAGGGTGCCATCATAGGGTTGGGGTATCCCATCAAGTATTCCGTAAGGAGGGCCATGAGTAATAAGAACGTCCGTGTCTTCCGGTATCTTTTTCCATATTTCTGCTAGCTGCTTGTCCGGCTTCATAAAGGCGGCGCAGTGAGGGTTCACCTCATCAAAATGAGGGGTCCAAGGCGAGCCATAAAACTTTATCCCCTCAATAACTATTTCCTCATCCCTTAAATAATAAGCTCCTAACCAATCCATGGTGACAGGAACATGTCCATTTTCAATGCATCCATCATGGTTTCCGGCAACGACAATTTTGTACTCGTATTCCTGAGCTAAAAGCCAATTGCGAAATTCTGCGTATTGCCACACCTTATCCGATTTGGTAAGATCTCCGGCAATAATAAGAATATCGCCTCCCTCAAGCTTCGGATAGAATCCGTGCAAGTCCGCGACGCAATCAATCGTAACGGTTTTCTGGCTCTTTCTCTTCATATTCCCCTAAAACTATTGGTTGGAGTGAGATTGAAATTTGTCCTTTTTCATCCCTATAAACTCTTTCAACTTTATACCCTACATTATTACATCTAGTTGTCATTAAACTAACCCAACTAAACTCTTCATAAGACATTTCAAAATCAATTTTCATCATTTTTATCCACCAAAGTCCAGTCGTTCAGAATTTCTAATTGTTTTAGGACTTCTTTTTTAACTATACTTTGTATATTTAAGGTTGCCATTTTATAACCGATAAAAAACCCTAGTATTGCGTAAAGGGATTCTATCATTTCTTCATCTCCATAAATACTTTATTGAAAATATCTTCTTTTCCTCGTTCCCTTAAATCTTTAGTAACTATTTGAATCAATTCTTCTAATCTTGAATTATCTTTTCCCTTCATATATTCAACTACATGCGCCACTGCTAAAGTAGATAATAATAAATACCATTGATCATCGGTTAATTTCATTGAAGCACCTGTAATTTTGACATATATTTCTCCGTTTGTCTTTCTATTGCCCTTCTATTTTGCCGGCACCTTTCCTTTCCATTTTTGTCTAAATGGGGACAAAAAAGCATTGGATGGGATTCATCCCCGAACTTTCGGCAAACCTCTGGGCGATTTTCATAAATATTGCAGTCAAGACCGCTAGTAAGAAAGACACAGTAAGCATCCTGAGTAAGAGGGATAACAGTATCACCTTGATCGAGTACTTCATGGGGATGCCTAACTATTTTGTCTTTGTTGCTGTTGTAGATTTCTTTAGGAATGGGAACAATGCCGCAGCATTGAGCCTTGCATTTTGGATGCATCTTCTTGCAATCGAAACAGCTCATGCGGTAGCCTGCATTTTGTGAACTTGTCTAACCATTGATTTGCATTGCTTGACACAATAAGCCATATTTCTATAAACCGGTTTGAACCAAGGATGATTTTCCATTCCTTCCGGAATAGGAAATGGGTTTTGAAACTTGCCCTTTAAATCCCAGATTTTTCTTAACTGAACCATTGAGGGAACTAGGTCTCCGGAGTGGGCACAATCAAAGCCAATCATATAGCCCTCTTCTGTTTCTTCTGCGCATGTGACTCCGAAGTGGCAATCCAAGTCTAAGTCTCTCATTTTCTTTCCATGAAGAGGGTGATCTTTTGGTATAAATATATAGCCGCAAAGGTGGCCACCAAACCAAGCCTCTTCATTAGTACAAGGCTCCCTTTTGTAAACACGTGCCACTAAACATTTAATCCCTCTATATTCAAATTCCATAACGTCCGGCTCATCCAGCCAGTCGCCATATCCTAAATGTTTTAATTTAAATTCTCTATCAAATATATCTTTAGTTTTCTGGTTTTTCATTTGTTGCTGCTGGTTCAATTTTTTCTAAATATCGATACAAAGTGAATCTTGAAACACCTAAGAGTTTTGCTATTTTGCTTTTTGGCTCTCTAGTCTTAAGCATCTCTTCTAGCTGTTGGATTTTATCGGGGGTCATTTTGGTTTTTCCTCCCCTGTATTTTCCTTTCTTTTGTGCCTCTTTAATCCCCTCGCGTTGCCTTTCTAATATCTGTTGCCGCTCGAACTCCGCAATCGCACCTATCACGGTTAGAATTAGCCTAGACATATGATCAGTCTTTCCAGTGAACTTCATGTCCTCCTTAAGAAAATGGACTACCACATTCTTGTCATTAAGTTGATCAATTAAATCAAGCAGCTCTTTTACGTTCCTAGCTAGTCTGTCCATGCTGTGGACTACTACTATGTCATCTTCTCGCACGTAGTCCAGTAACGCTAAAAGCTGCGGCCTTTTTAAGTTTTTACCGGAAGCAAATTCAATAAAGCTTTTATCGACGTCAATGCCGGAAAGCTGCCGGTCGGGATTTTGGTCCGTCGTGCTTACTCTGATGTAACCGATTCTTTTTCCTTGTCCCATAATTCCCTTCTTTCTTCTAACCTTAATATTGAATCCAACATTCCTTTCGCAAATTGCAATCCCCATATTTGGTCGTTCGCCCTGGCATACTCTTTTTCATTTTCACAATCTCCACAAACCGTAGATGATTCATAAATAATTGCAATGTTGAGTTGAAGGCCCTGCTGCATGTCTTTTAATTTTTCAATTAATGGCTTATGCAAAATATCTTTTATATCATCTGGGTTCATCACCGCTCCTCGGAAACATCGTCAGATTCATAAGAGGAGGGTTATTTCCTTCTAAACCACAAACAGGGCAATATTTCACTTGAACCTTTCTCATCTCATGAAAAATATTAGGCATGCTAAGAAAGATATCCCCTTCCACGTTACCGGACATTTGAATCGTATGAATCCGGCAGTCATGGTAATTTTTTTCTTTCGGCAGGTCTAATTGAAGAGCATCGGCAATAAAGTCTATATTCTTCTTTACCTGCTCAAGCTCCTCGAATATGTCTTTCACATCCATTTTCATTTTAATCTATCCTTTATCATTACAAGCTGTCCAAAAATACAAAATAATAATGTTATGCATGCTTCTTGATAATTACCAAGAAACATCATAATCATTATAAAAATGCAAATAGTAGTTATAAACATGCTACTTTCCAATCTTATTCTTCTCCTCAATTGCACAAAGCCTTCCATGAAAGTCTTTCATTTCCTTTTGGACTTCATCTTTCCATCCTCGGACTTCTATCTCAAAAGATTTCATGTCTGATCTTAACCATCCGATCAAAGCAATGTTTGACCCGACAATTGTGATAACTGTTCCAGCTGCTGTTAATAATGTTGCTCCATCCATAAAAACCTCCTCTTTTGTTGCTTGTAAGTTTAAGACATGGGGTTACATTATGTCAAGTGGTAAAATAACAATTCTGTTGTGACAAGTATTGAAAAAAGAATATTTTTAAAAAATAAGTGCGTTAGGGAGTACCCTGATCAGACACTAATTTTCGAAGATTGCATATCCATTGAGGATTTGTGATAATTAGAAGTCGCCTTCCTTTTCCTGGAACGCAATCATGTGTCCAATAGCAATCCGGACAAAGAACCTTTTTATTGCATGTTTGGCACATGCCAAATGGCTGCGTGTTCGGGTCGTATGGTTTTTTGCAATTATCGCATTCAGTCGGTGTCATTCTGTAACCGACTCCTTCAGTTTTACGATTTTATCGTACAGTTGATATTTGAACGCCTTAGAAAAAAAGCAATCATAGCATTCTGGGATTTCCGATAACCTTTCACCGGTCTTTTGACACTCGACTACCATGTCATGCCTCTTTCCGCAAGTGACGCATTTTCTTGGATTGCTTGGCTGCTGCTTATAATCTGGATTAATTAATCCGGAGGGAGGGTCTTCACCGTCCAAAGGCTTAGGCTCCGCGTTTAGGTGAGTAAATCTCATGTTTCTCCGAACAATGGGTATCTTTTAAACCTTATAGTTTTTCCCACCGGAAGAGGCCACGGACATTCTTCTTCTGTCGTTAAGTCTTTCAAATAGGCGTTCGTCATTCTTGTTATCAAGTCTAGGTCGGTAGAAAGGAGCGTGAGCTTTGACAAACGCTTTTTCTTTAGCCTTCCCTTCTTCAATTTTCGTCCGCTCATAAAGCTCCATTAATTGCTGATGTTTCTGTTTTAGGGCTTGTATTGTGGCCGGAAACTTGCGAAATTCAGCGCGAAGTATCCTTTTCTCTACCCATTCCGCTAAAGATAGAAGATGTCTAGCCGAAAACCCAAAGGTAGGGATCGACAATAAATGCGGATTAAAACGCACCGGAATTAAGGGTGCGTCGTGAATAGTTGTTTCCATTACTCCATCCTGTTTTCAGCGCGCTTGAAGTTGTAGAGCTTTTTCTTCAGGGCATGCGCTATCATCTTTTCAGAATTGAATGCGAGAATAGGAAGCGCATTCGCCGGATATGTGTGGATTGCATGAACCATTCTTTTGTGGTCGTATTTATCTTGACATACGAAGCTCCAGAGGGACCGCTGCATTCTACTAGAGACTGAAGCATCGCTTTCTCCGGAATCCCTTTTAAGGTCTGATAACACAATGATGATCTCTTTGACATATTGTAATCTTGTTTTAATAAAGCCTTTATCTTTCTTAATTATGAAGTTACCGGTTCTAAAGTCCTTATTGATGTTGCTGGCTTGATTGCAGCAATAAATGACAAAGTGGATAGGCAATCCGTATAGTTGGATAAGCTCATCCACAAAAGCATAGTCTTCATTGTTTTTGTAAAAGCGCAGGAAGTCGGACATCGCCCAGGGTTTTTGCACTTGGCATAACCCTATGTCTTCTGCTGTGATGTTTTCGCTAACGATAAAATAGACAGGGAGCTGCAAGAACTCGGCAGCCTTTAATCTATTTTGTCCGTCAATGACATTCATATTCACATCGCATATAATAGGATGCTCTTCCAGCAGGTTTTTCTGCTGAATAGCTTGAACCATATATTGCGGCGCAGTAGGGCGATTCTCTTTGAGAAACTTGAATTGACTGTAATCAGTGGTTTTTTGTATCTTAAGCATAAGACCTCTTTAAGATTGTTAGTGTTGCAACTTCAACTTAAAGCTCGGTCTTTTTTTAGTAAATAAAATCTTTACTGTAATTCTACAGTAGGACAAAAAATCCACTCAAAACAGGATATCCGCTTAACCTTTGCTCTTGAAAAAGCTGCCTTTTGCTGGTGTCTTTTTAGCTTTTTCAATGTCGACCCCTTTTTTCTTCATCTTCTTTTCAGCCTCTTTCATTAAAGGGTGTTTCTTTTTAGTCATTTCGGATGCTGCCATTTTCTTCTCCAATTGTTTTGTTTAAAAAATCTAGCGGTGCAATGATTTCACCGTTTCTTTTAATAATAGCATTATGTCCACTTTTTGCAATGAAGTTTATGTACCTTTTGACAATAAGATCACAATATGCCGGTGACAATTCAATGCCTATGCATTTACGTCCTAGTTTCTCGGCAGCGATAAGAGTCGTGCCGGACCCCAGGAACGGATCGTATACCCAATCACCTTCCACGGTATGATTCTTGATAGGGCGACCCATGCATTCGATGGGTTTTTGCGTGCCGTGGCCTTCCACCTTATCGTCCTCATCGTCCCCCTTTTTCCTGCCTACCGGATTTAAGTTAGCGATATCCCAGACCGTCGATTGCTTGCGATCTCCTTGCCAGTTATGCTGATGCCCTTTCCGGACGGCGTAGTAGCAAGGCTCATGCTTCCAGTGGTAATCTCCTCTTCCGAAAGCGAAGTTTTGTTTGTTCCAGATAATCTGGGAGACTATTTCAAAATCGCAATCCTCTAGGTTTTTAGCCACTGTGCCGGCGTGTTTCCCTCCATGCCATATATAGGCAACTGAGCCTCTGAAAAGAGAATAGGTAAGCCGCCAATCAGCCTGGTCGTCATTTAGGACTTTTCCATTCATTTTGGTGGCTGACCGGAACTTTCCTTCTGTTTTGATGCTGTTTCTCCAGCTGGGATCGTAGTTGACTCCGTAGGGGGGGTCTGTACACATAAGGACTGGCTCCTCGCCATTAAGTGCGCGATCCACCACGTCAGGCTGAGTACTATCGCCGCAAGTAATCCTATGAGGACCAAGTTCATAAACATCTCCTAATTTTGTTGTTGCTTCTTCTTCAGTTCCTAGCTCTACCGGATCATCTTCTTCGGAAAGATCGGATTCTACGGTTTCAACTTCCTTGTCCATGCCAAGGAGTTGCTCTTCGGTAAAACCATATTTAAGCAAGTCTAACGCTTCCCATTGGTTAGCTAGGATATCATAGTCCCAGGACCCTTGATTTAAGTTTAAGCCGATGCAAAGATGCTCAATATCCTCTTGGGAAAGTTGCTCGTCAGCTACCCAACATTCCACTTCTTTAGCTTTCATTTTCTTGAGGATTTTAATGCGCTGATGCCCACCAATAAGGGTGAGATCATTATTTAAAATCGGCTTATCGATAAGGCCGAATTTTTTGATCAGATTTTCTAAGTGTCCAATCTGGTCTTTAGATATCTGCCGAGGGTTTTTTTCTAAAGGTTTTATTTGCTTGATGGGGACGGATTTTAGTTGCCAGTTGATCATTGTCATCCTTTTTCAAAATAATTTCTTTATACAGAATGACAAGATTTTTCTTTACTTGTTTTTTTAATAATTTCCGGACACTCTTTATCAGGTGGGGAAATTTTTATGCAGCTCGAGTTCAATTTGGAAAATAAAAGCGAAGCCGATGTCAAACTTGCCAACATGCAAAAACAAATCGATGAAGCCATTGAAAGTATGGGAAAAGTGCGACGGAAGCTCTTCTCCGAGATGGGAACACTCAAAAAAGAATTGGCAGAACTCAAGCTCGAGAACCAGACCCTCAAAGAAAAAGTCAGAACGCTTTCAGACGAAAAGATCGACTGGGAATATAAAAAAGCGGATTGTCTCTTTGATGTGCGAGAACCTCAAGTTGCTTTCGGTTGATGTCGAAAATTTAGCACTTACTGATCCTGAGTGCTGCATTGCACTAATTCATGGACAATTACGCGCTGCGGAGGTTCAGTTAAAGGCTCGATAATGATCCTAATTCCCAATCTAGGAGATTTTTCTTGGCGATAGAGCCATTTTATCCTTGGGTCAGAATCCGCATGGCCTTTGTTTTCTCTCACTTTTCCCTTCTTGGTCACATAAACCACGGACTTTTCCGGAAAGATACAAGCTCCCACCTGATCCTTTATCCACTTGAATGACATCCGCAGGTTGTCTTCCTCGTCCATTTCCTTTGGCCCTAGACGCACAAAAGTGATCGAGCAGGGTAAAGGTACGTCCCTAGCTTCTCGATTGAACAGCTGCCTTATAAAGAATTGCTGCTGCTTATGCCTTCGGGTTTTCATATGAGGGTTTTCATAAGCGTTGGTTTCATCGCAAGTTTTTATGGGCAAGTCCCAAATTATTTTATCCATTTAAGCCATCTGTTTATGTAAATCTTGTTGGCAAGCTTTGATCATGTCATAAATATTTCGACAATCAACGGACTTTTTCCTTAAGAAATTAGCAATTTGCTCTAGGAAACCCACGTCTTTGAAGTAAATTTTTTCATGTTCGGTTTTTAAAAACTCGTGACCGTCTTGCAATCCTAATTGGTCTAATCTATAGCCATTTTGATGGGCCACTTTGTAAACTTCTCTCAAGTAGGTTTTATTATATCCTTCGGGATTAACAGGGATTTTTTCGCTTTTCTTTTCTTTTGGAATCTCTGGTTTATGAACGCATGCCCATTTGATTGCCGCTGCCACGCTTTTGGTTATTTTGGTGCTTGGATGGGTTGCCCAATCAATGGCGTGGTCTATGGTTTTAGGATCATATTTCGTAACTATTTCGATTTTGTCCTCGACCGGAATATTTACGCCGCGCAGTTTTGCGGTCATGGTTGGTTGTTGTTTATTTTCTGAATTTGAAAAAACAGCAGCAGAATCAGGGGGGGGCTGTTGCTGTTTCTTTGGATAAGTATCTGGATTAGTATCTGGTATAGGTTCCGCGGGTTTCAAGTCAGGATTTTGCGGAGTCGTGGTGTCGTTTCCGCGATTTCGCGGTTTCGTAAAATTTTTTTCATTTTTGAAAGCGTACCACGAAGTTTGATCAAATTTTGATTTGTTGTAATTTCCTTTTATCAAGACTTCGCAATCCACTAATTTTTTAATTGTCCGGTAAACTGTGTCTTCGCTCCAATACGGGTAACAAGCTGATATTTCCTTTTGAGATTGATACATCCAAGTCCGGTCATCATGAAAATTACGACCTACAACTTGATTTTGCTCGATCCAAAACTGAAAATGTGAAATTAAGATGGCGCACTCGACGCCGTATTTTTCTGCGTGTTCAACGCTAAATGCATGCGACAACCTGGACATGGGGACTCTCTCCTCGGTAAATGATTTTTTTCCGAGAAAAAAGATAGAACGAAATTCGCTGGCTTGATATGCTTCATGTCGTCGCGTACTCGTTTATCCCTTTGTCGGAAGGGTTTAAATACCATAGAAAGGCGAGCGTCTAACTCGCTTTTCTATACTTCATCCTCAAACTCATCCCAACCGACCAATTCGATTTGGATGTTCTCTTCGGATTCATTAATATCAGTAACAAGGCCCACACTATTCAACTTTCTCAAGTTAGTGCGGAAACTATTCTTGTTATAATATTTCGAAAGCTCAGACCAAGTAAAATTTATTCGATTAAACTTGTCTTTCCTTTCCCATAAAAAACAATATGCCTTTGCCAAGGGATCCATAATTTGATCCATAAACGGCTTAGGAGGCATTGTTTGGAAGTCTTGCCGGACCATCATAACCAATCTCCTCTGTAACACACGCATTCCTAACAAAAACAAAGTATTCGATTCAACTATTTTTTTATACAAAAAATAATTTGACAATCGCCACCGGTAGGAGCATATATAAATTCAGGAGAAATTATGCGTGAAGTATGGCTAGAAATTTTGCAAGGAACCCCAGTCTATGCGCGTGTTTTGATCATATCGATCCTAGGGACGATAATGATACTCCTAACGGTTGCGCTATTCATAATCTAGAGTCTTTTACATCATGCTACACTCCACATCCACCCAAGCTGCCGAGGGGCAGTATATGGATCGGCCTACTTCTTTTCATTATAATTTTATTCTTTGGTTTCTTTTGGCTTCGGTTCTAGTTTTACTTTACCTTCGGTTAGCGCATCTATATCCCTCATTAGTCTTTTTCCAGGTTTTACATGGCCATTCACTAATCTGGACATATATCGCTCATTTATCCCTAGTGTTGCCGCAAAATCTTTTTGGGTTACGTGCTGGTCTGCTAGATAAGCTTTCAAATTCATGGTTTCCTCCTCGTATTACCGGCGATATTTTATGCACAGATCATGACAATTTGTCAACATCTTTATTTTTATCGCTTTTTCCATTTTTTATCTTGATCGCAAATTGTCACTTTATTTATATTTTGACCACTTAACGAGGAGTAGTTGAGATGACAGACCAAAATAGACTAAATGAATTAGGAAACAGGATAACCGACCTATGCGAGGAGTTTAGGGATTTACCCCCTTACGAAGTAGGCTGCCGGTTAATCGCCAACGCAACATCGATGATGTTGTACACCGCACCGGAAGAGTTGGTGGCCATGCATACAATAATGGCCGCTATTCAGATGGGAATTTCTGAATATCAAGAACATTTTTCTTAACCAAGGAATGAAGATGCAAATCGACAAAATGAGGACGCACCTCAACACGCTTAAACTTTACATGGAAAAGATGGAGGCCTGGACTAACCAGGCTTCTACTATGATTTACCAAATAGAGGAACGCCTGATGGATCTTGAGGATGAACTCTACTTTCAAAAATACGAGTCAAAGAATAGTATACAAAATTTGAATGAGGCAGCAACCCAAACGTTCGGTCCGGCAAGACTGGGAATAGATCGCTGCGCTAAAGAAGATATCGCGCTAGCTGCTTTCATTCAAGAGTTTTCTCAATTAAACAATTTAATCTCGAAAAGGAGCTAGTATGAATAAGGTTTTAGCAATAAGAGAAGAAGCTGCTGTTCCGGCACAAAGTTTCAATCAAGAACAGATTGACATACTTAAAAATTCCATATGCAAAGGCGTGTCTAATGAAGAATTTAAAATATTCCTAATGGCTTGCCAAAAAACGCAGCTAGACCCCTTTATGAGACAGATTTATGCGGTTAAACGCAAGGCCAAAAAAGCGGACGGGACATGGGGTGAAACCATGACAATCCAGACCGGAATTGATGGATACCGTTTAATTGCCGAGAGAACCGAACATTACGCCCCAGGTCCGGAGCCTACATATACTCTTGATCAAAGCGGCAATCTCCTTTCAGCAACCGCTTATATCAAAAAGCTAACAAAAGACGGCACTTGGCATACCGTTTCGGCTAGTGCATACATGGATGAATATTGCCAGACTTTCGTTGATAAAAACAGCGGTGAGAAAAAACCTACCGGTATGTGGGTAAACATGCCTAAAACTATGCTTGCGAAGTGCGCCGAGGCACAAGCCTTAAGAAAAGCCTTCCCTGCTGAAATGTCTGGTGTTTACACCAAAGAGGAAATGCAACAGGCCGAGTTGGAAGATTTAACTCCACGCATAAGCCTAGAGCAAGCTGCTGAACTTCAAATGATCTTAGATGAGTGTGACGATAGGTATAAGACCTGGGTCTATGACTATTTAAAGAAAAAATATAAGACTGACAATCTTTCTGAATTGCCCTTAGAGATATATGACCGCATGAAAAATGCTGCTGTTAAGAATATGGAACAAAACCATGCAAAACAGCGCGCTGCTTTACCGGAACCGGAACTTGTCGCTGCGGAGGTCCAATGACTGCAGACGACGTTATTAAACAAGTTCAAGAAGACGCCGGAGAATGGCTAGAGATGACAAAAGACCCTGCTGCGCTTGTAGCAGGGATTCTAGCCCAGAAGATAATAAAGCTTGAGGATCATATTAAATATTTAGAAAAGAGGTTACAATGTCAGCAGCATGCCAGGAATTACAACTAGAGCAAGGGAGTCAGGAGTGGCTTGATTTCCGAAGAGATAAAGTCACTGCAACGGATGCCTGCATTATTATGGGGGCATCTCATTGGAAAACCAAGGTTCAACTTTACCACGAAAAGAAAGACCCCAATTATCGCGCAATGATAAATGAGCGGATGCAAAGGGGAACTGACCTTGAGCCTATTGCTAGAGAATTGTTTTGTGCCAAAACCGGACACAAAATGGTGCCGAAAGTGATCGTTAAAGATTGGGCAATGGCTTCTCTTGATGGGATTAATGATTGGAATGAAATATTGGAGATTAAATGCCCTGGACCTGGACCACATCAAATTGCCGTAGATGGGAAAATTCCTGATTATTACTACCCTCAGCTTCAACACCAAATGTGGGTCTGTGATGCTCAGAAAGCCTATTATTTTAGTTTTGATGGATTTGATGGGGTGACGGTCGAAGTGGCAAGAGATGAGGCTTACATCGAAAAAATGATAGCCGAAGAATTTAAATTTTACATGTGCCTTAAAGAAGGCAATCCTCCGGAGCCTAGCGAAGGGGATTATATTGAAAGGAATGACGAGTTATGGGAACAATGCGCTTCAAGATGGCAATCTGTGAACGCTGCTATCAAAGACTTAGAGAAAGAGGAAGAAGAGCTGAGAAAGCAACTCATATTTTTAAGTGGAGAATCGAATACAAAGGGGGCCGGTATATCACTTTGCCAGGTAGTCAGGAAAGGGAATGTCGACTACACAAAGATTCCGGAACTTAAGAAAATAGATTTAGAGCCATACAGAAAGGCACAAATCGTTAGTTGGAGAATATCATGCAGTTCTTAATTTTTTTACTAAAAACATTTGTGATTGCTGTGACGATATATATGTTATCGATAATTATTTTAGACCATCTTATCCCACATCGGATTGAGATAAAACAAGTCAACAATGGATGGGTTATAGATACGTGGTCTCGTTAGAAGTTAAAAGAAAAGGCACTAGACGAGGAAACTAGTGCCCTTTCCACCCTTACCAAGGAAAGTCTAATGAAAAAACTTAACGTTTCAAATTAGTCTTACTACTTTTTCTTTTTTTTGTGCATCATTTTTTCGCCGTAGTCGCAAACTTTATCGCGTTTCTTATCGGCTTTCATCAATGACTTTTCTTCTTTAAGTAGTTTCGATGTGCCCTTTTCGAGCTTTTTAATTTTCTTATCCATTATTGTCCTTTAGGCTGGCCATCCGCCGGCTTATCTTTTTGGTTTTGCAACATTTCACACACCGCATCTATGGCAGCATTTTTAGCATCCCCATCTTTCATAAAATCCGCACGGAAAATATTAATGACGTTGGCTAAATGATTTATTAAAGCTGCCATGTGGCCTAGCTTGAATTCATCTTTGAACTGAGTTGCGATTTGATCAAACATTATTTCTTTCCTTTCTTTTTAGGGATGTTTACTCCTGACTTGCGCGCGGTATTTAATGCTATCGCTACCGCTTGCTTATGAGGATGGGTTTTTTCTTCCATTTTAATGTTGTGTCCTATATTCTTCTTACCTTTAAGTAGAGGCATAATGCATCCTATTTGTTGTCAAAATTGTTCTAAAATTTTTCACGTCAGAAAATACAGAATAAAAACTGCTAAATGGTGTTCTGTAAATTGCCGGCGTGTTAAGTGTCGATGTTTGTTGTGTGATAAGGAAATAACTTATTCTCCTAGTCGAAAAAGGAAATATTGCTCTAAATCTTGTGCTAATAAAGCCAGACATGCAGATAAAGAATTTCCTAATAAATCTAATAATTTCCGGAGATTTTGGGTAAGAAGAGGGATAATTCAGAAATGCGAAAAATGTGGGTATGATGAAGTTAAAGAAATTTTGGGAATCCACCACATAGACGGAAATAGAGAAAACAATAAACGAAATAATTTGATGGTTGTATGTCCTAATTGTCATTCTCTCATTCATCGCAAGCATATCCCTCAAGGTGTCCCAAGATAACTTTCTTGCTTTTTCCTTTATGGAGTGGCATATTTCTTTCCGTGTTTTATGTGTTCGATGTCACCATATTTAAAATAAATTTTAATACACAAGCATTTTTTAATAATGTTTATTTTTTTTCTTCTACTTTGCTGCTGCTGGTGCATCTTTGTTTTTCACATCAACAGAAAGAGTGATATCCGTCTGTTTTTGAATAGCTTCTCTAGACACTTGCACCTTAATTGCTGTATCATCCGCGATATCTTCTGCGGCTTGATAAAGCTGCGGAAGCGTCTGGCAACCGGCCAACAAACACAACATCGAAAGGAGAATCAAATGTTTCATAAATTATCTCTCTGTTTTTTACCTATAATACTTTTCTTTTCCGGTCCTCTTATGGCCATCGAACACTTTGAGCACTATCGCAATCTTACTCTCGCTTCCCAGATTATCCAAATTAAAGAAACGGTGGAAGAGAACAAAGAATTTCTGCCTTCAGAGGCATATGATAGGCTAATTTACCATATCAATGTCAGCACAGAATTGCTTAATCAAACCTATGATTAACCAATTTTGCACATGCTGAATACACAATAAGTTCCGGCAAATCCTATATTCTTTGCTGCACCACCAACAATACAGGTAATATTAACGGTGTCGCCTGCGGATAGTTGGTATTGAGCCCCACTAGTCAAAGTTAACTCGCCACTTGTTTGAGTATTTTCAAAATTTACTTCATAGTTTCTGACGGTAGTAGCTCCATTGATCAAAAAATTCAATAATTCGACAGTGTTTACTCCTGCTACTCGATAAGTAAACACAGAATAATTGATCTGATAAATACCGCCTTTACCAACTGGAACCGTATAAGTATTTGTGCCTGTATTATATCCTGAACCAATATCATAATCCACCGTATCAAAGGGAACTGTAACTAGCGTTCCGTCCCCTGTAATATTAGTGGCTGTATTCGCATTCAAATGTGCCCTAAAAGCTGTTGTACTTCCTGAGCCTGGGGCTTGATAGCTAGGAGGTGAACCGGCACCATTAGATGTCAAAACATCGCCAGCTGTACCAGGATCTACCGTTGATATAATTGTCCCATCATAATAGACAGTCCCATTTGTATCGGTTAATTCTGGAGATATTTGAGGACCGAAACGAATTGGAGTCTGTGTTGCAACTGTTACGCTTGAAGAGGACTTTGTAAAGGCGATAGGAGCATATTTTAACACTCCTGCTCCGGTGATTGCATCAGTTGCCGAAGAGCCAACGGATGTATTGCAAATTGTCATTGTTGAACCGGCACCAATATCAATAGCTGTTGCATTATTAGAATCTATGTGAGAATTATAGATAACTAAATCAGAGTTTGGACCGCCGCTAGTCGTGACAACAGTAGCATTCAAAACAATCATGGTACTGTGTTTTATAGAGACATCTCCGCCTGTTCCGGTAGCATTGATAGGAACATCTACTGTTGAAGATTCAACATCTATAGAAGCTCCGGTAAATACGCTTTGTGTAGTGCTTTCAATATTATTGAAAAGGAAGCAGTCTTGAACATTGACTCCTCCTCCTGTAAAATTAAAATATGAAGAAGTTCCAGAAATGTCTCCATTACAAGAAAAAAGGTCAACCCCACAGCTTGAATTACTATTTGCAAATGCAAAAGCAGTCCCACTGACATTGATAAAACATTCAACAAACTTGAAATTACATGCTCCAGAACCACTTACAGACAAGATATTGTCTGAATTGTTTAGGAAATTGATTCCACTAAAGGAGCAAGTTCCTGTGATGTTGGCTGTCATTTTACCATTGATCGTGACATTTGGAGTTTGAGCGTCACAATCAAATGCAGTTAAGTTAATTCCTGCTGTCAGAGTTAAATTCTCTGTGTATGTGCCAGGCTGAATAAAAACAGTCTGATTTCCACCAGCAGAAACTGCTGCTGCATAAGCGGAAGCTATGGTTGTATAATTGGCCCCATCCGTTAGTCCTCCTGCACTTACAATAAATCTTGCAACGTGAAGGTCTGTGGATGGGCCTCCTCCACCATTGTTTTTATATATTTGACTCATGAAACTCCTAAAGATTTATGTAGCTATAAGAGATGGAAAAATTACCATTTGCTGCGCCATTCCCATAAAACTTAGTTCCTTTGGGATAGGTATAGCAATCACCGTCTAAAACTAAAGCTTCTCCGGCAGAGAAAGTCTTCCATTGGACTTGATTTCCAACTCCTCCAACATCAATAGATAGAACCACTGAAGAGGTGCTTTGATTGTCCAAAATCAATTTGACTGGGACATGCAAAAGCGTCCCAATCAAAACATTACTTCCTGTCATAGCCGTTATAAGTTCCGGCGCAGGAAGCGATTGTTGGTGAAAAATATAAGGAAGCAGGCTCATGTTGTCTCCTTAGTTTACGATTTCCCAGAATACAGTCGAAGTATCCGTTGCATCTGAAGCTAAGATCGTAAAGCTTGTAGTAGCAACTTTCGCCGAAACGCATAATGCCGAGGGAACAACCACTGTTCCTAATCCTTGGCAAGTTAAACGAATCAATGAGTTAGCCGTTACCGCAGATGTGTTGACTGTTGCCGTTCCACCGACGAGTGCAACGCTACCGGCTGAATTAGCTCCGGCTGTTGTAGTTGAAGCCACGCTTGTATAAACGTCTTTATTGCCGGCTGTTCCTTTGACAATATTTCCGTTTGTGGCGGTGATATTTCCTAAAGTAGCCGTTAATGTGGTTCCAGCTGTTACTGATCCACTAAATGATGGGGATCCGCTATAGGCAGGGACCACACCAACTCCACCGCTCATAAGTGCTTGTCCAGTTGCCACGTCAGCAAGCGAACCAATTACATTAGAAGCCGTTGAAACTAATAAATCTCCGGCCGCAACTGTGGATGGGAAAGTAGCCGTAGTCCAACTAGGATCTGCACCTGCTCCACCGGAAGTTAAAACTTGTCCCGCCGTTCCGGCTGATGTTGCTACAATCGAACCCGTTCCTTCTCCTATCAAAACTCCATGAGCGGTATAAGTTGCCGGAGTATAGGGACCGATTAAAGATAGCACGACATTACCCACCGTTGGGGTGGCTAAAATTTGATTGGCTGTTCCGGTAACTGAAGAAACTCCAAAAGAAGTATTTGGCATTTCATACCAAAGACCTGCTCCAACTGTATAATATTGGACAGGGGGACTTACGCTATTGTCTTGCCAGCGCGTGCCTGGGTTATAAATATCTTGAGTAGTTGGTGCCCTGAGTGGGATTCCAAGAAATTGCGGATATACGAATCCGTCAATATTAAAGCCGAATGCCCCATTTTGATCGTTGGGAAGGACTGCAGTCATAATGCCTCCATAGCATATTTAAAAAAGGTTTTAATATACTTTTCTACGGAGGCGATCTCGTATACAGCCAAAGGGAGCGACCCTTTTTTTTCGCTAACTTAAATTTATCAAGTAATTATTTTAATTGCTATAGAAATTAAGCAACTCTTTGATAGGGAAAACCACCGGCTCTAATCAGGTGATACATAGCGGCTCCCATGCTTGGGTATTTTCCTTTCCACCATCTTCCCCATTTATTTTTTCCATTTGTTTTTGCAGGTATTGCGCCTTTGCTAAAGATCTCAAAAATGTTGGGTGGAACATTCTCGTATTGATAGATTGGACCATTTCGGTCGGGATGTTTTCCAAGGAAACGAACGTAAAGCCTTCCATTTTCGTCATCATATGCGAATCCTTCTACGTTGCTAGATGGCATTGCCTCTGTTAATTCAGGTTCGGCCGGAGGCTCGGGTGGAGCTTCCCCTCTTAATTGCTCAATGCGGTTATATAACATTTCTAATGTCTGAGCAACTGCCCCCTGCAGCTCATCCGACATTTCTTCTCCATAATCAACCATTAGTTGGATAGCTTGCAAAAGATCTCTCATTAGTTCTTCGAGTTCTTGCAGCTCCATTATCCACCTAATTTTTGATTAATCTTTTGAAGGATGGCTTGTAATGCTTGTGCCCCCTGGCCTTGACCTTGTTGTTGCTGTTGTTGTCCCCCTTGATTCTGAATAAATTTTTGAATCAAATTCATGGCTTGGGGTTGGGTAACTCCGGTTAGTTGAGCAACCGTCGCCGCGTCTCCTTGTTGAAGTGCTTGGAATAACGGATCGGCTTGTTGACCGCCTTGTGCTTGGGGTTGTGCTTGCTGAGGTTGCTGTTGCGTTTGTTGTGTTTGAGGTTGGGCTTGTCCTCCAAAAATACTTTGAACTAAAGTGGACCAGTTAGTCTTATGTTCCTTTTCGATCTTGCGAATCACCGGTTCAAATGGGTTTCCTTTTTCGAATAAAGCAAGAGCTGCAGCTCTAATAGGATCCTCTCCCCCCTTGATTTTTTCGGAAAGGAAGGTATTTAATTCCGGAGAGTATTGTTCGATTACGTTTCGATTATCCTGCGCCGGTTTTTGAGATTGAATGACTTGCTGTCCAATAAAGTCTTTTACTTGCTGAAAATCATATCCCCCATCTATCGCTGATTTAATAAATTTACCAAACTGAGGACTGATTTTGGTTAGTCCTTTTATTGCTAAATCCTCTGGGATATACTGGCTAAGAAAAGGGGCAGCACGTGCCAAAATAGGAGCAAAAGAAGCGGCACCCACGGCGGCACCAGCCGCAGCTCCTAACTTTGCTGCTCCTTGGGCAAATCTCTTTGGTCCCTCGGATTGCCTTTTCATTTCAGCTGCTGTTTTTTCATATGGATTCATAGTTTACTCCCACGCTCTAAGCCAAGCGTCTTTTAAATCAAAAACATTAAGATTTTTATCTAGCTGATTAGCTTGCCAAACCTCTAAATCGTCTCGGTTGTTATTGAGATAATTTAGCCACCCCCTATCACTTTGACCAATCTGATTCAATTCATAAGCGATAGAAAGAGGACTATTATTTTTTCCCATTTCTTTTTTTAATTGAGCATAGGTTGCGTCCGTTACTCTAGGCATTGAAACGCCGGAAATAGTGGGTGCACCAATTTGAATTCCTAATTTCTTTAATGTAGGAACCTCACCTTTCTTAATTGGAAATGCCTTGTGAGCTGCATAGCTAGGAGAAACTTGTTGTTCTGCCACTAGTCTATCCATCAAAACTTTCTGGGCATATGGCCCTAGTTCTGCAAAGTTTTTTTGAATAGTGTCCACACGTCTATTAAATTCTCGAGGCGACCACGCACTTACCGTGTTTAAATTCGTATAGCTTTCAAAAGCATTCCTGAGCTGATCAGAATATTTTTTAGTTGCCTGCTCTTGGGTTAAACCTTCTCCTCCCTCGCTTTTAGGCAGGATTGCATTCAAAAGCTTTTCTTCAAACTTTTGATACATAGTCGGGTCAAAGTTAGCATTATCCCCTATAGGAAAGATGCCCAATCTGGCCGCTTCTTTATCAAAAGCACCCTTTAGCTTTTCTTCTTTAGCGACTGCTGTTGCTTCTTGGGTTTGATGAGCTTTTTGAATATCTTGATTCCGAGCAGTTATAGCCTTTCTTTCTTCTAAAGCCTTATCAAAATCATAATTATACCGAGCCGGATTTTTGTTAAAGTTTTCAAAAGCTTCATTTCTTTCTTGTTGTTCAGTCGGAGGGATATAGCTTTTATAAGACTGCGCCGTATCTTCCGGAGTTGCAAGCGTTGGCACTTCTCCTTTAACTGGCTGGCTTAGTTCTTCTTGGGTAGGAACATACCCACCTTTGGAAGCTTGAGGCCCACCTTGGCTTTCGTATTGATTTTTAAGGGCATTCAGATAAGCCTGTTGCCTTAATAAATCTCCACCACTTTGAAGCATTTGCGGTGTGATGCCAGGAGTTGATGCCAAACCGGCAAATTGCTGGAATGGGGTCAAGTCTTTTTGTTCGCCTACTTGTTTCAATCCAGCAGCAAGTCTTCCCCTTTCAACTTCTTTAGGTAATGCTTCGCCAAGACCTTTTCCAAGTCCTGTCCCGATCCTTCCAAAAATGCTTGGCTGGCCGAGTGAAATTGATCGATTAACGCCACCTTTAGACATTAGTATCCTCCTACACCTTGCAAGAAGTTAGGCAACCCGAATTTACCTCCACCTCCACCTCCACCGATTTGAGGGCTAGCTGCAGGAGATCCTCCTCCTGTTCCCCCATAAGGAGACGATTTACCCTTACCACCGAACCAACTTCCTAAACCTCCGCCAATCATTCCACCAATTGGGCCACCAACGGCTGTGCCTAACGCGGTTCCAATAGCCGGTGCAACTGAGGATAAAAATCCTTCCGTTCCTGGCTGCTCATAGTTTTGCTGGAAGCTTTGCAATCCTAACTGCCCAATATTTTGTAATCCTTGCGCTCCTGCTTGTCTTAAATTAGCTCGGATAGCACCTAGCCTTTCAGATAAATCCGTGGCTCCTTGTATTTGAGCATTTCTAAAACCGGAACTTGATAATCCACCGGCTCCCATTCCGGCAAATTGCTCGGAAATTCCAGGCACAATATCTTGATTATATTGCCTTAATTGAGGAGCTGCAAACGCATTAAAGTCTGCTGAATCATCTCCTAATAAATCCCTGTAATAATCCGCGGCCGTTCCAAAAGCACCACCTGCGCCACGCCCTTTACCAGCCCCGACAAGTTGGTTGCTTAAACCTTCTTGATCCGGTCTTAAAGTGGAGACCTGCTTAATCTTGCTAGGAGTCCCCATGAAAAAATCTTTTAACCCACCCATAAATCCCCCTATAATTCCTGCATATATTCGATAACAACAAAGCATCGCGTGAAAGACGAATAATTTATGCCTGTTGTTATGTTAACATTTGTCGCATCCATAGTTAAAGCTACAGCATTTAAAATATTTATTGGGTCTGCATAAGGCAACGGAAATGCTATAAAAGCCACTGGGTCTGTTGCGGATGCAAACATTTGAACTAATGTAAAATTCGCATCAAAAGTTATTTCGTGAGGCACTGATTTTGTTCCAGCATTGGGTAATGCTCCAAAATTAATCACCTTTCTCAAAACAGTTCTATAAGCCTGTGAAGTACTTCCTCCAGCTGCGTTATTAGCACCTGGAATAAACGCTTTTCCACTTAATAACTCTTGGTCCAAAAAGAATCCAATTTCTCGAAGATTAATCGCATTGGCGTGTCTTTTAAATTGCTCAACAATAAATCCTCTTAGGTCTTCCATGCTCTCCGGTGCAACATCATAGACCGGAACGTAACTTTCGAAATTTTGGCTATCTAATGGAGCTGACATATTAATTTCCTAATGCTAACCACATAAATCCATCTGTGGAACTGGAGTTAGTGTTAAAGGTAAATCTAAACTGTGTCTTGCTTACTAACCTGAACCAAACATCGGCAAAGCTGCTTGTACTTGACGGCGCACTACCGGTATAAAAAGGCACTCCGGTCATAAAGAAACAGGCATTTGGGAAAGCAATTACGTTTGCGTAAGAAGTAAAGTTAACTGTCGCAGTTGTAATCCCTGACGTTAGTCCTGCCTGTTGTCCCCATTGCATGATGATTCCCCCAGGAAGATAAGTCTTTCCGCTAGTTCCCAAACTGGGAGCAAAGTTTCGGGTTAAAGGAGATAGCCTATTGCCTCCGGAAAGCCAAAAGAGTGCTTCGTCTAAATTTATCCCATCATTGACTTGGCAACTAAATAGCTGTCCAAATCCAGGAGTAGCAGCCGGAACAGAAGCCGGATAAGAGGTTGCTGGTACATAGTTATTCGGTGGATTAGTAACTGTCGTCGAAAAGGGATTGAAGTGGATATTCTGGTGATATCCGTTTTGCGCCGTCTGGTTAGAGAACGGCAAATGGTCAATTCCAAAGGACGTATCAAGCTGCTGAAAGTTGGCTTGAATATTTAGGTAATCCACGTCTAGGTTTACTGTCCCAGTAGGGATTCCAGGTTGATAGCTGCTCATAAAATCTCCTAAATTTGGGTCATTCGACCTGCTTTTCTAATCCAGAGGATTTGAGCATCGATCTGGACTTGTGTTTGTTGGGCATCTCCGGCTAACTGGGCATTCGAAAAAGTGTATTGAAGGGTCAGGAAGCTAGCTCTTGTCGCGCAATAAACGCGCTGCCAAAACTTAGAACCGCCCTTGTTATTCAAAACGGATGGAGTCGTAGGAATGACCGAATTAAAGAAAGTGTCCGGATTAGATACAGGGCTGTAGTCATTGATCTCATTTTGAGGTAAAGTATTTGTCGCCTCGTTGTCGTTATAATCGATATAGACGTTAAGGCTGATCTCGCCTGGTTCGTTTGGCTCGGATGCGGCCATTAAAACATCCAAATAACCCAATTGAATATTTTGACCCTCATCCAAAAAGTTAAACTTCTTGCTAAAAATCGAGAAATTTTCGCGGATATTGATCACGCCATTGCCGATATAAGCACCACTTGGCACATCGAGCTGTGGATTGCTAAATTGTCCTGTTCCTGGGTCAAAAACCATTAACTGAAAGCTGTTTGCATTAATGACAATTATTCCAAAAACACCCCCATTTAAATTGTCATACGGTGTCCCACTTGGGATTCCGCTAATGCCGATCACATATCCGGTATTCATGTTATGGTTCGGGCAAGTGACAACTGTTGCTGTTCCTGTGATCGGGGTGCCGGCAACGCCATGCCCTACGATATTTGAGATGTAAAGACTAGGGTCATTAGTGTTCAACTCATCTAAATACTCGACAAATCCTTGCTGGTTTCCGGCGACAATAGAAGGGATCGCCTGCGGTTGGCTGGTAATCCATGAGAAATTGCAGCGAATCCAAGGGACTTGGGTATTAAGCCATGTCCGGCTTGATTGCGGCTGATAGGTCCCGATAGCGGTTAATGAATCGGTGAATAAAGCCCATGAATCGTTTTCGTAGTTGTAAACCAACCTGCGGTTCGGGAAAATCCAAGAACCTGGGTCAATCCTTGGGTCATAACCACTAAGCAAAGGAATCGTCCAATAAGCTAATCGGTTAATGAAGTCACGTGCCCCGTGCACACGGAAAGGTCCGTTTTGTGCTGGTTGGAAGGTAAAGACAAAGTCCGGAATCTTAATATCGATTCTTTCTGACTTATAACTATCGCACTCGACGATTCCTTTGTCTCCGATTCCGACAAGGGAGGTGTCAAATTGGACCGCCGAGAACGGACCTTCGCCACCGAGTTCGCTATTGACACGCTCAATCTGAAATGGAGCAATCGAGCGGCCTGTATAGCGGAGCTGCCAAGTTGAACGCTCGCAATAAATAACGAGATTATCCCTAACAAAACCGACAGATACAATATCCTCAGAAGTTGGAATATCAAGAAAGCCTCCTTGTCCTCTAATATCATCTCTCCAAGATCCAGTAGCCGGAGGGCCAGCAGCAAAAGGAATGAAGGGATTGCCAATCGTCGACCAACGAATTCTATTATTGAAATTTTTAGCACTGGCAGCGTTAGCTCCTTCCCAAGTATTGAAGGTTACCATTCTCCCTCGGAAAGGAAGGTTAGATAGCCAGTTGACTAGATAAGTAGACGCATCAATTTTAGCCCACGGAGTGTTAGCCGGAGTGGTATTGTCATAAAAAGGATACCAAGTTGTCCCATCGGTCATTCTTGGTGGGTCGGCTTGTGCCCCAAATTGTCCTGTGTTGTTTGTTTCCCAGAAAAGTTTAACGTTTGTCGTCGTGAAGAATGGGGTAGCCGTTCCTGGGATTGTTGTTTGGCTTACCCAGTAGTTCGTTGACCAAAAAAAGTCTGTTCCGTCAATTCCGGCACCGTGTGCATTCCATGTCGTTCCTGGAATAAATTCTTGAAAAGAGTTAGTTCCGTTATTGAAGATGTATGCATAAGCCTGATCAAAAAAAACCGTTTGGTCATTCGCGCTATTTTGAAGCTCGCGCGTCCGGACTCCCATAACCGGCAAGCCAGGGTAATAATCAACGGTCCCTATAATCGTTTCTGTGCCCCCTCCTGCGATTATTAGGACTCCGGTGGTATAATTAATGCTTCCACCTGTTCCGGTTCCACCTGTGGCCACCAAAACGCCATTTAAGGCAGGATCGGTATAGACGCTTCCATCGGTCCCACCGGTTACACTTAAAGTGCCTGGGACAATTGTTGCTGTTGGTTCGAAAGGAGCCATGATATCAATCGCGCCACCGATTAGTGCCGTGTTGATGGTTGCTTCTTTTTGAAGTCTTCCGAGGAGCTGATAGCCTTTTTTCCTCAGAAGTTTTTCACGCCAGACATAAGCATTTTCTAATTGGGGATAGGCATCATTAGGCAATAGAAACTCTTCGCGCTGCTGCACCAAACCTGTAGTCGGACATGTAATTTTAAGCGGTGAGTATCCTGCCATTAGAAACCCTGTCCAATACCCCATCCAGTCCCATAGCCGTAACCGGTCATTGTGGTATTGAATAGAGTGATATTTGGTTGCTGAATCTCTTCAACGGCTTGTCTTTCGAGAACCATCGCCTCTTGCCGTTTAAATCCTTCTCTAAGGTTTTCTACTCCTTCCATGTCTTGCCGGTCGCGTAAGATTTCCATTGCGGCTCCATAGGCGATATATTGCGCCCATTGGTTAAGCACAGGATGGTTAGTTGTCTGCATGAATTGGGAGGGTGTTTGGTACGTTTCGATTTCAACTAAGTAAACGTTGTCCGGAACAGGCCGAATCGTAAATTCGTTATTCCAGAAAAGAAGGTTGTATGGACGACCTACTTGATAAGTGGCGGCCCAAATATTTAAAGTCGTACCGGCTTGAATTGGAGCCGGCAAAAGAAGGTCAATTTGAGTGGTAACATAGTTAACCGTTCCGCAATATTGGGGTGTTAATGAAAGCGGAGGATAAGGATTATTTGGCAAATTCGCATTTCCCTGTCCACCAAGAGGAGAATAGTTAGGGATGGAGGGAACTTGAGTGCTGGTTGAGTCGAGATAGACATTATTACCTACCGCGTTTTGCTGAACGAAAATGAGCTGTCCGGTGGTAGTATTGCTCCCGATACCAAAGGAATTAACTACCGCGCCGCCGTCGTCTAAAACTCGGATAGGGTTTCCGGCTTCGTCGATTCCGCCAATGACAACTTGCGTGCTTAAAATCCCAAAGTTAGGAGCAGGAAATGGGTTTATATTATTTCCAAATAAGGAGAACGAAAAAGTATTGTTTGATGTCCATGAACCTCCGCTAATGTAAGCGGAAAATCCGGTTGCATCAGTACCATTTAAACTAAAACTATTAGCATCAATTACTGTAACTGTATAACCATTATTATTTAATTGGGTCATACCAACTACATCGATTATAATTATAATTGATCCATTTAGTAATCTATGATTAGGACTTGTAATAATGCAGGGATTAGTCTGTTGTGCGTCTGTAATGGTACCACTAAGCCCTCCTCCCTGCTGAAATTGCGTCGGATAACGAGGATATAAATTGAAAAGTTGATCTCTATTTTTAAAGAAGTTGCCCTGGATTCCTTCGAAATAGACAGGCGCGCGGAATCCCTGACAACTATTCACATCAACCGGATACCGATCGACGTTAGGAATCGTCAGGAATTTATAAACCGAGCGCATTTGATCAAGCTTTATTGCATAGGGAAAATCATTATTATAAAAAGTATTAACGGCAGCTTGAATATCTGTGCTTTTCAAAGCAGCTTCACTCGCAGACGCGGTAAGCCTGCGCACTTTCGTTTCGATAAACGTATAAGTCGAATCCGCTTGAACTACAGAACTCATGATCTACCTCTATTATTAAAACCCAGCAGCAACAAACTTATGGAGCCACTCGCCCTCTTGATCATCTTCAATAGGAGCACCGCTTTTTTGCAGAGATTCGCCATCGATACTGACTAGGCCACTTCTCTTCGGCATAACCTTGTTTTTGTCGTTAACTTCTCTAACGAGTCCGAGTGGGACTTCGTAAGTTTTGCCTGGAATGAAATGCCAAATTTGGATTGGTTCGCCGGATCCCAAGCAGAAAGGTTTAGTTAAACGTTCATGCTTTCCTCTTGAATTGAGGTATTCGGCTTTAACCATTCTTGAATTTTCTTTTTTCTGGGCTTCTAGCTCTTTCTTGTGTTCCGGTTTGAAATGCTTAAAGTCATCAAAGGGAACGCAATTGGTCATTGTGTTGATTAACCCATGCATTTCGCCGCCGGCGGTGCAGAGTGTTAGTTGTGGTTTCGCCATATTAATTTCCTATATTGTTTAATGATTGAAAGGGCACCTGGTCGGTGCTGTTGTTGTATTGCAAATTTCTAGAGCCAAATGGGGCAATAGATGCCGGCTGCTCGACATTTCCCGAAGGAACGACAAAGGGATCGAATCCGCTTGAATCAAGAGTAAGAGTGAAGTCCGACCCATTGATTGCTAGGATCGTTCCTACCAAGCCGTTTGCTTGATACATTCCATAAGGTCTAGGAACCAAGAGCCTAACGTTCATCCCGACGATATAGGTGTTTGCCTCTGTCGTTGGGTTTCCTATTGCCACGGAAATAACCATAGGAGCTGATTGCGTTATCGCCGTAATCAACAAAGAACTAGGGATTTGAATCACCGGAGGCAGATAGTTATTAGCCATTTTTTCCTTGATTTAAGGAGGGGGACAATATGTCCCCACCCGTGTATCAACCATTTTCCTAACGTCAGGAAAAAGCTTTTAGGTCCATTGAAGACCATTTTGTTGACATCAACAAAATGATCCTCAATCTATCTACGACCATTACGAGGTTTCCCTCGCAATGATCGATGCATTAGCTAGGAACTGGTGCATTTATTGTTCCTGTTTCCATTTTGTAAGCTTGCCATACGATAACATCGCCTGCTGATCCCCCTGGGGAGTTCGCGCCGGCTGGGACGTACATGTATGGAATAAACTGTCCTGTATGGAATGGAATCTGCGTAAAGTTGTACCCTGTTTGAACGCCGGTAATCGGGTTAAACTGAGTAGACTGACCTGCAGGTGCACAAGTTGCAAAAAGCAATGTAGTCGGAGAACCGGAGCTTGCTGGGAAAGCAAACGCGGTGTAGTTCGTTGTGTTGACGTTGATTGTGAAGTTATAAGCATCGACAATCGAAGTCACAACGGCTGGCAAGCTTTGCGGCTGGTTGAAGTTATTTAACTGAACCATACCGAAGCTTCCTGGGATCGTAAACTCAAGTTTTTGACCTAAGTAAACGCTGTTAGCTTGAGACACGGTAACTTGAGCTTGTGCGGCTTGGGTTACTTTAGTCACAAACAAGAAGCTTGGCTCGACAGGAGTAAATTGATTTACTCTTCGAACTTGGAACGACGTTGCACCGGCAGCGAATCCGGATGCATCCAAACCTAAAAGCGTAAACTGAGAACCAGAAACGCTTGAGATTGTGAATGTCATGCCGCTGATTTGCTGCATCCCAACTGCATTATAAATAACGACCTGATCTCCGTTAGAGTAGGTGTTAGTCACGGATGCAACCGCTGGGTTAGCATTTGTAATAGTTGTACCAGTTAAAGCTGCCTGTGGTGGCTGAAAACTTGTAACGTAGGTAAAACCATTAGATGCTGTTGCAGTGGAAAACTTATCAATATTGATGGCGTTTGAACTGTTTGTTTTTTTCCAGCGCAGACCATCGTTATTTGCAGTTAACCCACCTCCATACCATTCCCCTCGGACGCAAACACCTGGGTTTGGCGCAAGGTTCATTTGGGTTAGGTTGGTTGTGGTAAAATAATCAGCTCCACTCGGAAGTGGGATGATTTGGTTAACAGCGGTTGAAGGCTGTGTAAAAGTCCCTTGAGAAACAATAGTAAAAGGCATAATCCTAATCTCCTTATGATGGTTGGAAAGTTGTTACGTTCAAACCAGAGATCCAGTTTTGGTTTGTGATCGCGCGAGCAATCGCAAACTTCGCATAAAGCTGGCTGTTCTGAGCGACAGAAGAAACAACCCAAGGTGGGCGATACCCAATAACCGCGGTATAGTTGTTCTGCTCGATCTTAGCGGCAGCTTCCAAGCCATACATAGGGATTGTGTAAATCGTATTGCCCTTTAAGGAGATACCAGGAGTCCTTGCAGCCTTAGAGCTGACAAAGAAACGGAATCTAGAAATAGAGCAATATTCTTCAGGCCGGATCCCTTCTTGCGTCGGGTATGCTGATTTAAGCAGCACGCCTTGAACTTTCTGAAGGTCGGCGCAGAGGTTGGTATTTGCAAGGGCGATAAACGCGTCGCGGACACCACCGGTTGCGAACTTTAAAGTCGCTTCCAAGTTGGTCAGCATTGAACGTGCATCGTTGCCAAGTAAAATATTTTCGATGTTGTTTACATCGTTCAACGAGATATTCGAAGGCTGGTCTCCGTTCAAACCGCCGGTGGCGTTGATGTAGGAAACAGAGCTTGCGAATAGGTCGCGCATTAACAAGTCCTCTTTTTCCCTGAGCCATTGACCCAAGAGAGCAGTGAATTTTGTTAATGTTTTGCTGTTTTCCCAGAGGACAACCTGCTCGTTTGTAACGATAGACTTGGCGTAAATCTCCATAGTCGCATCGATATCTGTACGAACTGGGACCTCGGAAGCGGGGTCGATACCAGAACCGTCAAGCTGACCACCTTCAGTTGAAAGGCGTTCGAAGCGAGACATCCTAGTTGTTTTACCCACATAACTTTCAGCATGATGCAAATCAACGCCGAAGGAGTGGATTAAGTTGAACATTGGGGTGGACAATAGGTCTTCTGAAGCCTGGACCGGTAGTTCCGGCGCCATGTTCTGAATACCTGTGATCCCTGTTGAGAATGACATAGTATTGCCTCTTGTAAGTTGAAATTGTTTTCGCGGTTGACGAAACCAAAAACTGTCTTACGTTGGCGAAGCGTACTATGCAGCCAGGGAAGGGCAGCGAATCCTTCCGATTTATTCGCTATCCCAAATCTATCAAATCTTTTTTTTAATTACAAATGGTTTTCAATCTATCAATTTCTGCGGCCATAACGGAAAGAGCGCGTGCAATATTAAAATTACTTTTTAACCATTCCGGAGGGTCAGATTCTGGAAAGTTTTCTTCATATTCTTTAACCATTCTTTCGTGGTTAGTTTCAGCTTCCTCTGCCTGATTTGCAAAAATTCCAGGCAAATCTTCAATTAGATAGCTGTTTTTGTCCTTCATTTTTGTTCCTATTTTTAAAGCAAGTTGTCATTTTGTAAACATCATGCACAATTGTATTGGATATATTTACCTCATAAAGGTCTTTATGAAGTCGGTTCCAGGCGTGGGCAAATTCTTCAAGCTTTAGATTATTGTAATATTTCCCGAATGCCCACGCCGCGAACTCCTCAACTTCTTCTTCTGGTAAAAATTTATCTACAATATCTCTAAGGCCAACTTGAACAAATGGCCGTCTAGGAATCCACATGCTTTTCAGCCTTATTTTTCAAGTGATACTCAGCGCAGTGTTGATGGCAAATTGAATGCAAACAACCGAGAATAAAAGCTACTTCTGTTTTACATTCGTCACGAATCAAAAGAGTTGCTGCTTGCTTTAATTTTTCGCGCAAGAATTCAAATTCTAACGCTAGTTTTTCATATTCCATTAACCCACTCCTTTCATAAATTGCTGCATTCTTGCCCAGTTAGCCGCTTTTCTTTCTTCGGACAAAATATGCGAACCTGGAGCCGGTGCCGGCTGAGCTAAAGTAGGCATAGAGCTAGACTTTGGCTTGGCTTGATTGATTTCAGCCTTAGCCAATTCTTTTTTTGCTGTAACGGAATTAGGAACTAGTTTTTTAATTGCGTGATAAATATCGGACCACTTGTCATATCCGTCTTGTAATCGGCTTAATGGCCTTGAAATTTCCGGATAATGGTAATCTAAATAGTCGCGGTTTTCTTGCGAGATAACGTGGTGAAAATCTGGGTAATCTTTAGCTAGCCGGTTAGGATATTCGACAGCTTCCCTTTCGGCCTGTTGACGAGCAGCAGCAGCTTCTCTTTGAGCAATGATGGCATTGACTTTCTTCTCAATGCGTACATCTTCGGACTCATCGGGCGGCTCATTCATTCCATGATGCTGCATATAGGCCGCTGGTGTAGGCGACCCTCTAGTGAAAGCTGCCTCCATCGCTGCTTTAAGAGCAGCAGCCTCTGCTTCTTTTTCAGCAGCTCGTCGTTCAGCAGCCTCTCGTTCCAATCGATCTTTTTTTCTTCCTTCTCTAAAGGCTTTGAAGTTTTCATCGTCTTCTAAATTTTTTTGTTGCTTTTCTTGACCTTGAGGTTGATTCAAATTTGTGTCAACTTTTTGTTGTTGCACATTTGTGTCAACTTGTTCTTGTTTTAAAATATTTTCTTGCTTACTTTCAGGGGGAACAACTGTCATATTGGAGTCTCCTTATATGGTTGATACAACTAAGAGAAATGTAAAAGAAATTATTGAAAAACTCAATTCAAATGTTAAAGATAAATTTGAATTTGAAGGAGAAAGGCCTGGTAATCTTGAAAATAAAGACTACCAGATCGAACAAGAAATGATGATGACAAAGCTTCGAGAGGAGCTATTGCAAAAGTTTAAGGACTATAAAACGACCTTGAACTATATGGCAGCGGATGCCCCTATTGGGATTTTATGCCTTCCTAAACCTATAGAAAACGTTTTAATCGACAACGGGATCTTGCGCATCTATGACGTTTTTGACGTGGATTTTACTAAAATCAAAGGCCTCGGAGTAGTCCGCGTCCGGCACCTTACAGCCTGCTTGGATCAATTCTTCTCTATGCTTTAGGAAGTACTCATGCTCTGATGGCATGTCAACTTGTTGATCTTTTCTAACGAAGTTCCAAAAATAGAAAGGATCGGTATTAACGAATTTCCCTGGGTCTTTTGATCCAGGGGTCCGGACAAACTTCCAACCCTTATAAAATGCATCGCACCACGCCTTCATAGTTTGATATTGCTTATCCACGTGTGCAAGGCTGTGCAATTCAGCCATTACAACATCCGAGGGCATAACCCACAGTCTTTTCGTTATTCTATCCAATCCCTTGTTGTATAAAAATACAGCTTGATTTGGTCTGGGCTTCGGTAAATAAGGCCAGGCATAGAACTTTCGACGAATAACGGTGGCAAGGAGGGGATCTTTAGCCAAAAGCATGACGATACAGAATTCATTCTCATTTATGATGCTCTTGTGATTTTCAATACATTGCCGGAGATGCGGCATAATGTCGTCGGTCATTGCGTGCCCGACTTCCAAAGCGTCATATTTTGTCTGATCTTTCATTAGCCGGTTCGAAATTGCACCGGCTGTTTCTCTTGGTTGAATTAATGCACTCATTAAACAAGACCTTCGTTATAATTTCTTTTATACCTGCGCCACTGCTGAGGTGTTGGATTTGGGATTATTTTTAGAAGATGTTTTCTTAGTAGTTTTGCTCTTTTTCCGCTCATTTTTCTTACCTTCTTTCAATTTTGTGACCTTAGTGTCTTTTGTTAAATCTCTAGCCTTTTCGAACTTTTCTTTAAGTGCTGGAGTCATATCCCCATCCTCAACCGGAGGCTTGTAAACAAGCTTAGTCTGCGCCTCCAGCTTTTCCCTGTGCTGCTGGTCAGTTAACTCAATGGAGTAATCCTTTTCACGAGGACCATCTGCTTCTCGTGAGTTATCAATCTTGGTTATTCGCTCGAACATTAATCCTGTCTTTTCCAATAAAGGACTTCTGAATCTAGTTTATGTTTTAGCCCGTCCCACTTGCTTCCAGTGGACCAGCCGCTATATGTCTTCTCTTTTGTCTTTATGAAGACCAAATCAAAGTCTGCCGGCAAAAATAGCTTTGCGTCTGACCACCCATCCGGATCGAATTTGACATCCCGATAGCTTAGTTTTCGCTTCTTCTCTTCGCCGTTTTTTATGTACTTAACAACATCGCGAGCAACTTTTAAGGGGTTCATCTAGGTTGTCTTTTTTTGCGCGTTTAAATTTAAGGCAGACGGTTCCGTATTGGGCGAGCGCGCCTACAACCCAAGGAGGTCGGTGTACTATTTGGTAACGTTCCGGAGTGCAAACGCATCTAATTTGAGCGCGCATGACATCTTTCAAAATCTCGAGGACTTCTTCTTTGTCATAGGCATATAAATACTCGGCATATTTCCCGACCTCCTGCTCGATTCTCTCTTGCAAGTCGGCTAGTTCAGCGGTTACTTTATGGGCTATATAGCCATACTCGGTTGAACCTGGGATTGCATGGCATTCGCCATCAAAAATTGGGTAGTCGTCCATTAATGATCACACTCGTTTGTTTTTTTATGGGGCGTTGGTCTAGTCGTACCGGATCTAGGTAAAAAAGCTCCGGATGAGCTGTCTGATCCTGCCGGAGTTAAGTCCATGTTTTGTTGCCAATGTTCGTTCGGAACTGCTCGGCCTTTCCCATGCTTAACAACGTCAGCTGTCCGATTCTTTGTGTAATCGGGATTGTGCTTCGTATGCTTAGACATTTGAACCTCAATGGTTTGTTATGTAACGCAATGTAAAAAAAGGGGATTAGGCGTTTTCCGCTTATCCCCAACCCGTGCCTACACATGTCAGGTCGGGATTAATGCTTCTCTTTGTGTTTTTTGGCATAGTTAGCCAGGCCATCAACGGATTTTTTATATTCTTCAGCTTGGTTCATCTCGCTAGAATACTTTCCGTCGGCAACCTCAACGTCTGCCATTTTCTTTTCCCAATGACCTTCGTTAAACTGCGGCATAGCAGCAACTTTGTCATGTGGGTGATGCTTGTGTTTTTTATGCTCTTTCATACTTTCTCCTAGCCAGCGGCCGCCGGCACTTGTTGATTTGCTTTATTTACTCCCCTGATGTACTCGGCCATTTCCAGATTGCTCCGGAAGTTGTCAAGGTCCATATCTTCTAACTCAATCATTTGCTTAACGATTTCCAGGTCTGCCTTAGCTGTTTTGTACTCGGCATCGGCAGTGATATCTTGAATCTTAGCCATGCGTTCTGAAGCCGCAGCCAGGCTATCTTGCTCTTTAGCCAGATTAGCCCTAGCCTTAGCGAATAGATCGAGTACTTTTGCGTTATCCAATTTAGCAGCTTGTTGAGCATCGGCTTGTTGAGCTTGTGATTGCTGTTGCATTGCTTCTTCCATATCCGCGATAACTTGGCGTTTATTCGTGATAAAAGCTGCGCGGAGTATTGACTTGTCAGGTATTGCCATTCCGAGTTGTTTAAAGTGCAAGAGTTGCTGCAATTCCATTTGACGTTGCGTGGTTGAGTAGTTACCCTCTTCAACTGCAACGGAATATTTTTGAGAGTAGGAACTAAAGAATCGGGGATCCGCTTCATGGCCAAGGATGTTACGTACCTTACCTTTAGAGAAGTTTTTACGAATTGCCTGCAACCGAATCTTTCCATATAGTCTCTGTGTATAGTCCAGCTTGTCGTAGATGGTTTGCAGCGTAGTGAGGCCAGCTCCCTGACGTAGCATAGATAATATCCCAGACTTGTCGTCTGTCGCCGCGCCCAATAGCTCTTCATTTACCCCTGAAATTTTAGTAATATCCTCTGCCAGACTGTTAGACAGCTCAAGCAGAGATTGAGGAATAGACACCGGCTCAATTCTTTGAATTTCATTGACCTGCCTGCCTGCTTTTAATGGGATTAAGAACCCATCACCCCCGCTTGATTGACGGAAGCATTTTGGGTCCGGTACAACGTCGACCGGATAAATCCAACCAGCGTTTAAAGAACTTTGTAGTATTTGAAGCTCGATCACTTTGCGCATGTTGTATAAGAACTGCGCATCTCTTAGGTTTCGGATAATGCCTTGTTTACGCCATGCATATGCTTGAATATCCGGCTCTACATAACATTGCGCCGGCACAAATGGATATTCATCAATACCGAGGAGATTCTTGCCGTGATAGAACATTTTTCCGGAAAGACTGATAACTAATTTGACTGTTGGAATGTCAACTTCTTGAACTTTTAACCATGGTTGGAAATACATTACTCGGTCGAGTTCGTCTTCCTCTGCCGTTGGGTCGTCTTCCCATTCGATTGCTTCTCCGGTGTGCGGGTCAAGTATGATCTTACCTTTCCGTGTCGTACGATAATAGAACTCGTCGTAGGTGAAGAGATTATTGATAGCAACGTTTTGCAGTTCTGCCTGCATAGGAAATCGTCCATCTTTCATCCCCCCTGGTTTCATTTTGTCAATTTCTTTAGAATGACCAGGAAGTAGCAGTTTAGCAGCTTGTTTGCTAGTCCATCGTCTTCGCCATATTCCATTACAGTCGGAAAGGTCTTGTTTTCTTGTGTATTGATCTATCAAATAATTATTCCACTGCACCGCGTCAGTAAATAAATCTCCGGAAATAGGATCAAAAGTGTAGTCCGGATATAGGTGAAGAAGGGTTTCGCCGGTGTCTAATGCCCCTTCAAATGCTTGTGAAAGATATTCTTGAAATCCGTCTCGCTCTTCTGACCAACGGAGAACTTTGTTGTAATCGTCTGCAAGTGGGTCGTCGTTATCGTGGACCGGCATTGTGATGGTAGATTTACGGTTCCTGCGTTGGAAACCGGTCATCATATTTTCATGCCGACGGATTAGGTTGAAAAAGAAGCGTTGAACGTTCTGTTGATTTTGACCGTATACTTGATTGTATAGTTGCTGGTCGCCAACTTTAAATCGCTTATCGATTGCGCCCTGGAGCCAATACGTGGAGTTGGTTGTATAGTTAGACTGATAAAACCAATCCTGCATTTGCTTTAAATCTTTAGCTTCAACATCCGAGGGATCGATATATCCCAACGAATATTCGCCAGATTCGTATGAACCCATGCGCGTTCCTTTGTGCGTTTAAAGATTTTTATATCATTTTTCCTCCTTTTTTAAAATATTTTGTTGATACATCTTGTTTAAATTTTAGCAACTTTTTGATTTCGCATTGCCTTTTCGATGTTAAGACGCTTCAATTGCTGCTGCAACTCCTCTATAATTTCCTTATATCCTTGCGCTATTTCTTTTTGCCCTTGATAGAGCCACTGATAGTCATGCGCCTTAGCTCTCCAATACTCGACTTCATTAACGCCTTGCATACAATCCTCCTTTTCAGGTGGTTTATAATTATCTTCTGCTACATATCCATTCAGTCTTTCCTCCCATTTTTTCTTATGTTGTTGACACTTCTCGCATTTGCATCTATCAAGCAAACCGATCATTTTAATAATTCCTTTCTTAGCATCTGCATTGTCCATTAGAAATATCCTCCTGGTGTCGGACCTAATGGACCCCACGCGTCTTCTTCAAATACTTGTTTTCTTAATTGATCGTAGCTGATATTCTCGTCTGGATGAGCGAACTCGGCATGAGGGAATGCAGAACAAACGGCATAGCGTAATGCGTCGCATATGTGATCGTTTTTCTTTATTGGCTTGTCTTCGCCTCGGTCGGCGGCTTTAGAATCCCAGGCATAAGATTGTAGGTGTTCCCGAAGGATTGCGCATCCTTTCTGAATGACTATGTTTTTTCCGCCAATAAACTTTGAGCAGATTTTAATGCCAAGTAGCACGTCGTTATTTGCGTCCAATACTGGAAGATCTGATTGTCTAAGAGCAATTTTAAGCGAGGCAGCGGCAGGGTCAACGTAAATAGCAGAGACGTTCTTATGACCAATAAAGTCTTTGATATCTCGCACAAGTTCCTGGTCGGTCTTTGATCGACCTTTCTTAGCTGAATCATAGTAATATTCCGCTTCGACCCTGATTTGTGGCCACTTGTTTGGCGTGACGGCACAAAGTACCGCAGCTGTCGCATTGGTAGTCCCATAATCGACACCAACGATGTAATAGTTAGGGGCAGGATACGGATTTTCGTATTCGTTGTATTTGTCATAGCAGTCGTATATTGCACCGTGCGCAAGTGCCCATTCGCCGAGTATGTAACGATTATACCACATACCCGTATACGATGCTTTAAGCTGCTGTTTATACGCTTCATCAAGGGAAGGATTATCCTCTAGGTTAAAATTCCAATAAACCAGATCTAGTTCCGGCTTGTCAATATAGTCTTTTTTTAACCAGTGCGCTGGTCCTTCAGGGTTGCAGGTCGCCAGAAGCTTTGCTCCTGGAACTCTTAGGCGGCTTTCGAGCATTTTCCAAAACGGTTCTGGTAAGTTTGTAGCCTCGTCGACATATGCAAGCGCAAGTGTAGAGCCCTGAATTGTTGACACCGCAGAAACGTCGGGTGCACCCACAAACCACACATCTCTGCCGTATAACCGGCTCATTCCTGCTTTCTCTGTCGGACATGGAAAACCTAACCTTCGATATAGGTGGGTTAAAATATTACGTTGAATAGCCGTCCGGTTAACGCCAATTATCATAGCATCACCTGGCGGTCCATTCTTCAAGTCATAGATAAACCTTTCAATGCTGCTGTATGTTTTTCCGGAGCTAACGGCACCGACCCAAATATTGAACCGGTGCGTTGCCTCGCAGAAAGACTTATTCTGTTTCGGACTTGTTGGCATTAGCTTTTAACTCCACTAGTTCATGTTCTAATTCCATAATCCTATGGGTTTGATCAATATGGGTCTGGTTCGCAGCAAGCTGGTTTAAAAGCTCCGGTTCTCTTTGGCCTAGCCTAACCTTGCCTAACCAATGTAACGCCGGCCAATAGCCTTTAATTGCTTTTTGGAATTGCTGGGCTTCAATAAGCATATCCCCTTCACTGAGAAGCGAAGCCGAAAAGGCCGACCAGGTCATGCCATATTTTTCTTGAACGCGAGAGCGGAGAGTTTCTTCATCGATATGAAATGCTTTACAAATGTTAATCTGCTTGCAGCCAGACTTAACATAAAGCTCGACAAGGTCCCAGTTGATTTCTTTTTTGATGCCCATAAAACTTGTAAAGTGTTTTCTTTAATTAATAACCGAAAACACTCTAGCTTTCAAGATTTTATGTGACAGTTGAAACTTAATGTGACACTTTAAGACAAAGCTTAGGTTTTGATGTTACCGTCTTCTTTGTCTTTTAAGTGTTTTTTTAGAAGAGCAAGAAGTTTGAATAATACATCTTTAATGTCGTCTACCTCTATCAATTCGGACAATTCTTCTTCGGATGCTATTTCACTTACGATATATTTTTCAGTGATATCTTTTACTTTCATCATGCCTTCCCAAATTTCAAATGGGTGCACATTGCTGTTGCTGTTTATATACTTCAAGAAGTGTTTAACAGATTCTATTTCGTCTCGTTCGTCTTCTCGTAAGGCTCGCATTTAATCCTTATATGGGTCATAGGTTCTGTCGTCGGCCATGCAGACTCCAATAGGTTTGAGGGTATGCACAATTCGTATGGTTCGTCTATGGGCATCAAGAACTTGCTCGATTCTTTTATAGGCATATGGTGATTCGTCAATGTCACCTCCTCGGAGTTCAACTCCTGCGCGAGCAATCCATGCATCATGCTCAGATCTGTTAACCATTGGCTCTCTAATCCAAGCTCCGGATTTGTCTCGTTTTCCTTTGGCCTGCATTCTTCCAAGATGACGTCCTGCGCCATGCACCGTCGAATAGAGGCTGTACTGAGATTCTGGTGATTCCACGCCCTCCAATATGACTGATATGTCTCCCATAGAACCGCCAACAAAACCTCTTTGGCCAGGAAAGGCAGGAGTTGCTCCTTTTCGCACGACCCAGAGATCTTTATCAAAATGTCGTTCACGCCATGCAAAGTTATGGTGATTATGGACCTCATCGACAATTGATGCTCGTAGTATCTTAGCCACTCGCTCACATACCCAGTCTCTCCCTGCATAAGCATATCGACCAGCAATCTCCATGCAACTAAGATACTCCTGTCCGAGCTGTGAATCTTCATCAAGAACGACCGGCTGTGCATGGACTCCATCTTTACCTCCTGCTTCTTTTACAAAATGAGTGCAGATAGAGTGGCCCAGGCCGCGGCTCCCAAAATGAACGCCAATCCACACCCGACCAAGCTCATCTTCAAAGAGATCCACGTAATGGTTACCTCCGCCAACGGTTCCGAGCTGAGAACGTGCTTTATCTTTAAGATCTCGGAGTAAAGGTATGGATGACCATACATCATCAGAGAACAGGGGATGGTCCACCGTCTCATTGTTCTTGCGGCCCATGCCGAAACTGATCTTACTTTGAATTTCATTCATCGTCCTATAGATGTTACTTTTAAGCTGGTCAAGAGGACAGTCCACCAGAACAGCCTTGTTCCCACAAGCAATGTCAAACCCCACGCCGTTAACACATATCCTCCCTTGGTAAGCAATAACCCCTCCAACAGGGACAGAATAACCAATATGATG